AGACCCAGAGACATACTTCACACCAGAAGTCATGCAGAAACTTGATGAGATTGCACAGCAAGAATTCAGTTATGGTTCTACTTAATGATTTTGTTCGTGTCTACGATGATGCATTAGATGAAGAGACCTGTGATTTTCTCATAGGTTTCTTCGACCAAAGTCAAGATAAACATGAACGCATTGATGAGGATAGCAAACCATCCTTTACGCAGTTAAATCTCACAGAACACTCTAAGGAAATCAATCACATACACAATCTCTTGATAGCAAAGACATTTGAGTATCGGAATGATTACTATGAGTTTGTAGATAAAAGAGTTTTCCCAGAGTCACATGCCTTTGAACAGTATCGCATCAAGAGGTATGAACCTGATGGAAAAGATATGTTCGACACTCATGTAGATGTAAAGACCCATGCATCTGCACGGAGGTTTTTAGCATTTCTATGGTATCTGAATGATGTACCTAACGAAGGTAATACTGTGTTCAATGGTTTGACAATTGAACCTAAGAAGGGTAAACTGGTTATCTTCCCTCCCTTGTGGATGTTCCCACATAGGGGTGATCCAGTGATTGAATGTCCAAAGTACATTCTAAGTACGTATCTGCATTATAAGTAATGGAACGAATTGAGTCTACAGTCATACAGAATCTGGTCTTCAATGAGGACTTCTCCCGTAAGGTTCTACCATTTGTGCGGGAAGAATACTTTGAGAACTATCACGAGAAGATTATCTTTACGGAGATATCAAAGTTCATTGCAAAATACAATACGCTTCCGACAACTGCTGCACTCATGATTGAGGTCGAGAATCGAACTGACCTAAATGATGAAGTATATAAGCAGACTGTTGAATCTCTTTCTAAACTTGAGCAAGTCCCAAACGACAAGCAATGGTTGATTGATACTGCTGAGAAGTGGTGTCGTGATCGTGCAATCTATCTTGCACTAGTAGAGTCAATCAGTATTGCAGATGGTGGAGAAGATCAGAAGAAAGGTAGGGATGCTATTCCTTCAATCCTTTCCGATGCCCTAGCAGTCTCCTTTGATAATCACGTTGGACACGATTATCTCAATGATTACGAAGAAAGATACAACTTCTACCATCAGACTGAGGAAAAGATTCCTTTTGACTTGGATTTCTTCAACAAGATCACAAAGGGTGGTCTTTGTAATAAGTCTCTCAACATTGCTCTTGCAGGCACTGGCGTGGGTAAGTCTCTCTTTATGTGCCATGTTGCCGCTGCTTGCCTTCTACAGAATAAGAATGTTCTGTACATTACGATGGAGATGGCTGAAGAAAAGATTGCCGAAAGGATCGACGCCAACCTCCTGAACGTAAACATCCAAGAGATCGCAGATCTACCACGTCAGATATTCGAGACAAAGGTTTCAAACATTTGTAAAAAAACACAGGGGTCTTTGATAATTAAAGAATACCCTACAGCGAGTGCCCACAGTGGACATTTCAAGGCACTTCTTAATGAGCTTGCACTTAAGAAGTCATTTCGACCTGATATTATTTTCATTGATTACCTTAATATATGTGCTTCCTCGCGATATCGCGCAGGCAGCAATGTCAATTCATATACAACTATTAAGTCTATTGCAGAAGAACTTAGAGGACTGGCTTGTGAAGCAAACGTCCCTATCATTTCTGCCACGCAGACCACTCGTTCTGGTTATGGTAGCTCTGATGTTGAGCTTACTGATACTAGTGAGTCCTTTGGTCTCCCTGCTACTGCTGATCTTATGTTTGCCCTTATTAGCACAGATGAGCTTGAAGAACTCGGACAAATTATGGTGAAGCAGTTGAAGAATCGATACAATGATCTGTCTATCAATAAGAGATTTGTAATCGGTATCGACCGTGCCAAGATGCGTCTGTATGACTGTGAGCAGTCTGCACAGCACGACATCCTTGACAGCGGACAGGAAGAGGAGTATAATAATGAGGAAAGGACCACCAAGAAATTCGCATCGCTTAAATTCTAATATGACTAAATCTGTTGACTTTGAAAAGTATCAAGAGTTCGTTAATGCAGTAACCTCTGAAGCATCAACTGACTTTCTTGCTTTGTCTGACCGTCTTGTTCAGTTGGATGAGAAAGGTGCAAACATCGAAAGACTGCTGACTGCTGGTGTTGGTATCAATGCCGAGGGCGGTGAGTTCCTTGAGATTATCAAGAAGATGATCTTCCAAGGTAAACCCTTCAGTCCTGAGAACAAGGAGCACATGGTTATTGAACTTGGTGACCTGATGTGGTATGTTGCTCAAGCATGCATGGCACTTGAAGTTTCTGTTGACGAGGTTGTTGCTCGTAACGTTAAGAAACTTGAGGCACGTTATCCTGGCGGTGCATTTGATGTATACTATTCAGAGAACCGTGCAGAGGGAGATCTGTGAGCAAAGATGCTAGTATTCGTGATATCGATGTCAGCAGCAATGCTGATGATGGCAGTGGGAGTGATACTGATCGATCCACAGAAAACATGAATGATTTACTTAAAAACATTGGTGAGTTGGAAGCAACTGCACCTGATTATGGAGTTGGAAAATGAGTTGCGACAAAAACATTAATCTTACATTAGGTGTTCACGATGCAGCAGCAGTTCGACAAGAACTGTTTCGCACTACAAAGCAAGATAGTTATGAGTTCCCTGGACAGAGGACTCAAGCAATCCGTAGGGTAAT